TGTGGATCCGAGAAGGACTCGAACGTGTGCCCGCCGTCGTCTGACGCGAACATATCGAGCCGGGGCGCATAGAGCGCCTGATAGGTGCCGGGAACGCTGGACTCTAGCAACCGGACCGCGCCCAGCGGCGATGATGGCCCGCTCCCGCTCTCCAGAAGCCGGAAGCTGCTGGTCTCCAGCAGTCGGCGGTTCGTGTTGAACGCGGTCGTGATCCCGGGCCCGAGCCCGACCGTCGCAATTACCTCGATGCGCCGGTGCGAGATACGGTTGTGGGCATCGTAGATCGACTGCGACGTAAACTCGCAGCGCTGAATGTTGCCGTACTCGGTGAACGTGTTCTGGTCCAAGGCGCCGACCTGATCGGAGAGCGCGTCCCCCATCAGCTGCAGGGCGCCGAAGCCGTTGTAGTAACTGAGCGGTCGCCACGAGCCCTGTCCGAAGGACTCTAGCTCGAACCACTTCTGCGTGAGGCAGTCGTATCCGATCGTGCGTCCCGTGTAGCCATCCGGGCTCTGCGCGTTCGGCATCGTCAGGATCCACATCGGGTGACTGTTGATCGTCGGCGTGAGCGCGTAGCATCCGGTCAGGTCCGAGGTCGCGAGAATGATCTCGATGCCGGCGTTCGAGACCCGGGTCGGGGTCTGGCCGTTCCGGCGGCGCACGGTGTTGTCGTTCGCCACCCAGAAGATCGACTGGTCCTGCTTCGCGATCGCGTAGGCCCCCAGCTTGTGGCACCCGATCTCCATGAAACTATCGGGCGCGCTGCCGAACGGGGTGCCGGGCGAGTTGCCGGCGTTGAGGAAGCCCTCCGCCGTGCGCGCGCCGATGATGATGATCTCACGGTGGTCCACCGCACCGCCGATGAACGGGTCCGTGCCGAATTCCCGGCTGAACGAGGCCGCGGTCGTGAACGTGATCTGGTTGTTGCCAGAGATCGCGCGGCCGTCGTCGTTGAAGAACGTCAGCGTGCCGTAGCCGCCGTTGGAGGGTGGCACGTTCGACAGGAACACGATATAGGAGTCAACGAACCAGAGATCCCTCGCGCCCTGGCTCGTGAAGAACGGATTTAGCAGCTGCTGGAACCCTCCGGCGATGGAGTAGGTCCAGGCGCTTGATGTGCCCGGGTCGAGGATCACGAGGCAGGCGCCGTTGTCGGCCTGCCGTACGAACGTGTTACCGGTGATCGGAATCGCGCCATTGAGGCGCGTCAGGACCGCGGTATAGGTGATCGGATTGAAGGTCACCGAGTAGAAGTTGGGCCCGATGACGACGTACTGGACGCCGGCCATTTCCCACATCCCGCGTACCGGGTGCCCGCTCCCGTCACTGAAGCCGGGAATGTTCTTGATGCCGGCCATGCGGCGCAGCGTCGCCGGGTTCGCTTTCGACTTGTAGTCGGCCGGCGAATCCTGATCCATCGTCTCGCTGTAGCAGCCGATCAGGCGCTTGCAGCTCGCGCGCGGATCCACAAGCACATACGACCCAAGCGGCAGCGGGATGGTTGTCGCCATAGTCTACAGGTGGCTTGGTCCGCCCCAAGGGCCGCCCTGCGGGCGCGACAGCTCGCCAAGGTCGCACTCAGTGCGCATCAGAGAGCGCTTGTTCAGTCGCGTGAAGGCCGCGTCGATCTGGGCGCCGAGCGAGGAGTGATCGGTCGGGCCCTGCGGGGGCGGGATCGTCACGCTGTAGTTGGGCGCGAGCCACGCGCACAGGCAGAGCTTCACGTCACCGATGTTCTCGTCGGCGATAGGCGCCAGTGCGGCTAGGTTCGTCTGCGGGAACCAGCCGAGATGCCAGCCATCTTTCTGCTGGGTCATCATGTTGTCGTTCAGGACAGCCAGACCGAGCGCGGTCTGAGTAGCCGTGGGCGCGCGACCGTCGGCGACGACGCCGATCTTCTGAAACGCCTCAGTGATGATCGCTGTGTTAGTTGCCGTCACGTGCTACTCCAAAAATTAGGTGGGCGTCTTTCCGCCCTGTCAGCTATGGCCGTAGCGCCGGGACACTCTCAGGGTGAGGGCTGGAGTGTCTGTTCTTCTTGATTACTGTACGCGGATCCAAGTACGCGGGTTCACCGCCGCGCCGCTGGCCGGCTGGAAGCCGTTCAGGGTGTACTTGTAACGGAGGGTCGCGGTGGCGCTACCGGCACCAGCCGAGGCGACGGGCGTGAGCCCAGTCACTGCAGCCAGAATGCCGTTAACGATCACGTCACCCGTGTTTGCGACTACGGTCAGAGACGTCAGAATCGCCGTCGTAGTGATCGAGGCGTCAGCGCCATCCACCGGGTTCAGCGGCAGGTTCACCGTCAGAGCCGCCAGGGTGCCAGTCGGGTTAAGGACCAGTACGCCTGTCTGCATCGTGATGGTAGACCCTGTAACCAAGGTCGCACCCGCGTAGAAATCGAATGGAACGCCAACAACGTCGCCATGCCCGTATCCAGCCTGATAGTTAGCCATGTGTGGTTTCTCCTATGTTTGGATTAGGCAGCCGACGCGACTTCGATATTCCGCACGGCCAGCTCTGGGTAAGAGAGCACGGCGCCGACGATCGAGTCGAGACGAGCCGGGAGCACGTCGTTAGACGGATCCCACTGTTGCGCGAAGCGCATGTTGTATCCCTCGAAGGACTCCGCAGCCGTCATCTTGACGAGTGGGCTGAGATCCAACATCGGAGGGTTCGCGAACACGATCGCGTCGCGGTACCAACCAAGCGACTGCTTGATCAGCGCACCGCTGATTGCCGACAGAGCCGAGGCGCCGCTCTGACCGAAGACGCTGATGGCAGCGCCGGAGGCCGGAACAGAGTCCACGTTCTGGTACGAACCGCCAGTGATGATGCCGGGGGCAATCGCGAGAGTGATCGCGCCCGCGGTGTCACTGATGGTCGTGGTCACAACGAACTGCTTCGGACGACCTAGGGAAGCCTTGGTCTCCGGATCCACGTCGTTCACGCTCGCGATGCTGATGATGTCACCAGCGTTCACAGTCGTGCCGCCGTTGACCCATCCGTTGGTGTTCAGCGAGAAGGTCGACACGAACGCGTTGCCCGCGCCCGGGTTCGACTGACCAGCACCGTTGACCACGGGAGCCGCGGTCGCACCGAAGGTTCCGACCACGTGCGTCGGCATCTTGGTGTTGCGGAAGCAGACGTAGCCTGCCGCCTTATCGCTGATCACGCCTTCGAGCCACTGATCAGAGATCGTGCTCTCAGGCTGGAACAGACCCTTGTTGTCCTTCACGAAGTACCGTGAAGTCTGGGGGGTCGCGGTGAAGGTACGCCGATTGTCTTCCGGCGCCAGCGCTTCCGTCAGATACTGCTCGTTCTGGAGCAGGTTATCGTAGACCGCTGTGGTGTTGTACGCGCCCGTGAACTTCGGCACGTTGTTCACCTGACCTGTGGTGAAGTTCTCGACGCCGGCCGCCAAGCGAGCCATAGCGGGTTCGAGAATCTGCTCTTCGAAGTTGTTCAGCAACATCGCGCGCTCCACTGAGGTGAAGTTGATGTCGACGCCGAGCTGCTGGTTGACCAGCAACGTGGCGAAACGCTGAACGGAGTTCTGGGCGTTCATCTGAGGTCCGGTACGGAGCATGTACTGGAACGGCAGACGGATCGAGAGCTGCTGGCCGAGGATGACACCGTTGATCGGTCCCGGCAGAAGGCTCTGGTAGTCGCGGTTGGTACGACCTGTGAAGTTGCTCTTGGCGTGGAGTAGTACCAGCGCCTTACGAGCGACCCACTGGGCCGTGATGAGTGAGTTAGCCATTTAACCCTTCCGAGTTGTTGTCAGTCCGACAGCCCGCGCATCTTGCGATTTGCGGAGCGTCCGGACTCTTTAGCCGCCCTGTGCTGGCGCGCGAATTCATCCATCGACGTAGAAGGGTCGAGGGGATCGCGTGCCGTCGCACGGCCAGCTGCCCGAGTGGCGGCCGGCGGAGGAGGCGCTTTGGTGATGGACTTCGTTGCGACGGGTTTCGCACCCGCCTGTGGAGTTGCTGTGGTCTTTGCGGTGGTCACGGTTTTTCCTTTGCTCTTGCTGGCGACAATCTTGTCGATCATCCTTCCGATCTCTGCGCCCTGCTGGGCCGGGGTCATCTTCGCGACACGAATCGCGAGAGGGGTGTCCTGCCCAAACATGTACAGAATATCGGCGGTGTACTCAGACTGAGTCACCATAGCGCCAGCATCTACAGAGAGCTGGTTCTCGCGCAGCACGGGGTTGTCGGTCACGACCGTCTTGAAGTCGGGATGGTCCTTCGCGAATGCCTCGCACTTGGACTCTACGTCTTGCCGGACCCGTGTCGCGGTGCTGACGCCCTGCTCTTCGCGCAGCGCGCGACGAGCCTCAATTCGGCCTTGGGTCTTAACCCACTTCGCCATCTTTTCGCGGTACTTGTCGTTGTCGTAGGCGACATCTGCGTCCGCCATATCTGGCATCGGCTCGTCTTTATCGACAACTGGAGGAGCGACGACAGCCGCGGTGGTGGTACCACCGAAGGCCCTGAGGCGAGCCAGCTCGGCGTTGGCCGCCAAGAGCTGTTCCTGCATCGTCTTTCCAAATACCTTGTAACCTTCCGCAAGGTCCAATACTTCCACAATGCGTTCCGCGGCAGAGCCTTTCTTCGGGGCAGGCTGTGCGACAACTTCCTCTTCAGTTGTCTCGCCACCTGTCAGGTCCGTGTTGGGATCTGTTTCATCGCCGGGATCGACGGCAGAGGCGGACGATTCCTCTGTTTGTACGTCCGAAGTCCCCTCACCCGAATCGGTCGGGTCGCCGAGTGTCCCGTCCTCGTCCACGACAGGGGAGTCGTCGACAAGCGGGTCCGTGGTTGCGACTGCGGCTGCAGGCGCGCCCCCCGGAGTGGCATCAATCTGCCCGGCCTGCACGGCAGCGATCGCTGCGGCATCTGCGGCCCTGGCGGGTGTGGCGCCGCGAAACGGGCTCAACTTGTCGTCGACCTGTTTCTGCGGGCCCTTCTCATACTTCTCCAAATCATCGCGTGTGAACGCCATATCAATCTCCGATGTGTACACGCGATGCGCTCGCGCGAGGCGGTATCGGTCTCACCCGATCAAGGATCAAGCGGCCTTTTTGGCCTTCTTGGGCTTCGCGGCGGCCAACGCCTTCGCGGCGGCGACCTTCTGCGTATTCAACTCGTCGGCATGGCGCTTCTTCTGCTCATGCTTCTCTTGCTCACGCGCCATCTCGCGCTGGTGCTTCTCGTGCGCGCGCCGCTCTTCCCCGGCATGCCGTTCCTGCTCGCGTTCGTTCGCGGCGACCGCTTCGGCGCGGGCGCGGTGCTGGTCGGCCACGTGCTCGTGGGCGGCGTGAACGATACCCTGCGCATGCTCCTGATCGGCCTGCTGCAGATCCTGCTGGTTGCCAGCGTGCTGGGCCGCGAGGTCCATCAGGTTCGACTGATGTTCCGTCTGCATCGCCCGTTGGTCGCCGCCGATCTCGTGCGCCAGTTTGATGTTCGCGAGGTGCTTACCGGTCGTCTCGAACTTGATCTTCTCTTGCTCGATCGGGCTCACTTGGGCCCGCGACTGCGCGATCTGCGCGTCCGCGGTCATCTTCGTGGCCTTCCCTTCGAGCAGTTGCTGCTCCATCTGCTGCGTCTTCTGCTGCGCCTGCTGGGCCGGTGTCGGCTTGTCGGCGCCGGCCTTCTTCTCGGCCTCTGTCGGCTGAATCAGCCCCTGCTGAATCAGCGGGATCCGCAGCCGGCGCGACATTTCTTGCGCGTCCGGAATGTCGATGTTCTTCGCGAGCAGATCCGCAACGATCGGGGCCGTGTTCGGCAGCGCCTCGCTGAACGCGATCAGGGTATCGAGCGCCTCTTGGCGGGCCGACTGGAAGCTCGGTCCGATGGTGACCTCGACGTCGTACTCACCCTTGCTCAGGTCATTGATCAGGTCGTCGGTGCCGTCCTGGGCGCCGTTGACCGTGACCATCTTCTCGACACCGTCGTGCCCGATGATGCGCTCGACGCGCTCGGAGTCCATGTGCTCCGGAATCATGTCGATCATCAGCTCCCAAGTCAGCTGCAGGGCCGATTGGAAGCCGTCAATGAATTCAAAGCTGCCCAGGTCGCTGCGCTTCGTGTGCTGCACGAGCGCCTTGCCTGAGACGCGGTTCATGTCCTCCGCGTTACCGAGCGCGGGGTCGAAGTAGCCGATGGTGGCCTGGATATCCTGAATCGCCATCTGCGCGAGCGCAATCGCGCCCTGCGGCAGATCGAGGGGCTGCGTCCGGAACGGCATTCCACCCTCTGGCGCCTTCGGGTCCACGTTGTACGGCAGGTACGGCCGAGACTGGACGTTGGCCTGATTCCAGTCGCCCTCGTAGCCCTTGATCATCGTCTCGGTCACGAGGTACGGCGCCTTCGGGAGGAGCGCGCTGCGCTCGATCATGTCCGAGGCCCGGGAGTTGTAGGCGCGCTGGGGATCCTTCGCGTGCCGGATCATCGACTGGAACTTCTTGCGTCCCTCGATGTTGATGTAGCGGCCGGGGCAGCGGACCACGGGGATGCGCTTCCAGTCGTAGTAGTAGGGGCCTTCGAGGATGTTCGATCCGTCGCACTTCACCCACATGACTTGCCACACGACCGTGCGGCGGACCATCTTGTTGCCCTGCTTGTCCATCGCGATCCGGGTCACGCCGTGCTGGGCGTACGTGATCCCGTGCTCGTCGAAGTGCGCCTCTTGGGCCTTGAGGTCGGCATCGTAGTCCACGACCGTGCCGTCGGTCATCTTTGCGATCCACTTCTCGCGCGGGACGCGCTCGAAGTACTCCGCGATACGGACTTCCTTGTCGGTGAACCAGCCGTAGCTGTCGCGCGAGATATTGAAGCTCACGCCGTCGCCGTCTTTGTAGAGGGCCTCGTATACTTCCTCAGCGATGCGCTCCGCGACGATGCACCGGTTGGCATCGCCCGCGCAGGCGTCTGCGCACTGCGGATCCCACACGACCGTCTGAGGATTCGCGATATTGATGATGCGAAGCACCTGATCGAAGGCGCCGTCGCCGTCGTCCTGCATGTACGTGGGCATGACGCGCCACGCGCCGAACCCGCCAGCGACCGCGAACTTGAACTGCTCTTTGTAGATCTGGTCCGCCCGGCTGCACTGCTCAATCGAGCGGCACAGGCCCCCGAATATTTCGGCGACGGGCTCCGATGCCCCATCGGACGCGGGTCGGACCTTACCTGCGGGGCGTGTCTGGCGCATGTCGGCGATCACGATATTGACCGGCTGCAGGCACCGGTTGAACGTATAGCTCGGCTTGCCGCGGCGATTCTGGAGAACGACCGGATCCCACTGCCCCATCGCTTCAGCGTTGTAGATGAAGTTCAGATCTT